GCCCAAACTTTCACCATCACCCCGGTTTATATTCCAAACCAAGGAACCAAAGACAATGAGCACCAAAAAAATCCCCGCGAAAAAAGCGGCGGCAAAGAAGGTGGCGGCAAAAAAAGCCGCCGTGAAATCCCCCGCAAAAAAAACCGCACCGGCAGCGAAAAAGCCCCGGTATGTGCCACCCGGCAAGCTGGCCAAGAAAGCCGCCGCCAAGGCTCCGGCAAAGAAGGCACCCGCCAAGAAAGCGGCAAAGAAGGTGGCACCGAAGGCACCGGCCCCAATCAAGAAGGTGCCCAAAACACCGCCGCCCAAAGCCGCCAAACCGGAAAAGCCAAAGGCTCCGCAATCCACCGCGCCAATTGATCCCAACCGGTAAAAGAAAAACGGCGTGTTGCATCCGGCACCGCGCACCATCGGTGGCGATCTTTGGGCCATTTGCGACGGCCTCACCAAAACGCTTGGCCGTGCGCCCGCTCGCTTTGAATATCGTGAGAAGGTGGAAGCCGCCAACGTCAAGCGCGTTGAGGCCGGGGAAAAGCCCTATGATGTGAATTCCGTTTCTTTCCAATACTTCGCATGGCGGAAGTTCCACGGCGTTCCCGCCCGCGCCTCCGGCATCTTCCCGAAGCGCGGAAGCTTTGAGGTTTCCACAAACAAGGAAGCCAAGGAAGCGGCCAGCAAGCCCGCCACGGCCCCGGAACCGGAACCGGCCAAGAAGCCCGCGCCCGCTGCCAAAAAGGCCATACCGGCCAAGAAGGCGGCGAAAAAGACGGCTCCGAAGGCTCCGGCCCCCGAAGCTCCCCCGGCTCCGCCGTCGGAAACCCCCGGAGTGTCTTCAAGGCTCGCCGGAGTGTCGGAAGCTGCCGCCCATTCCGCTTGATTGATCTTGCCGGGGCGGCAACCCCGGCATTGAACCCGCCCGCCGGGGTTCCGCCCTTGAACCATTGCAAATCATCGGGACAAGTAAGGCAAGGAACCGGGAACCCCGGCGGGCAACTTTTTGAAACATGAAGCCTTTCAAACGCATTATCAAAGCCAAGGCTCCGCAAGGGCAAATTGACCGTTGGCACCGGAAGCGTCACCATGCGGATCAAATGGGTTGGCGATATGTCAAGCGGTGCAAATCGTTTTGCCGCAAGGCCAAGAAGTGGGATCGCATTCATGACAAATGGGCATCATACGCCGCCGGATTTTGATATATGATTGAAACCCTAAAATTCGTCCGCGCTGCCGTTTGCAAGAGCGGGCACAATCCCGCGCAAATGCACTTCCGCATTCGTGGCGGCACGATCCAAGCCAACAACGGGCGGCTTGCTATTCAATGCCCTTTCCCGTCGGATTTGGATTGTTGCCCGCACGCCGGGCTTTTCTTCAAGGCCGTGGCGGCTTGTGATGATGTGATTTCAATGCACATTGAGGCCGGGCGGCTCATTGTCCGTTCCGGGCGGTTCAAGTCATTTGTGCCCATTTGCGACAAATCCACCTTTCCAGAATTCCAGCCAACCGGGGCAATGTTCCCCGTGCCGCAACCCATCATCCCGACGCTTCGCAAGCTCTTCCCGTTTGTCTCCGATGATGAGCGGAGGCCATGGGCTTGCGGCGTGCAATTCGTCAACAACTCCGCGATTGCCACAAATAGCATTGCCATTGTTGAGCATTGGATGCCCTTCGCGTTCCCGGTGATCGCCAACATTCCACGCGATGCCATCGGGGAGCTTTTGCGCCTCAAAATGGAGCCGGTAAGCATCCAAGCTTCCCCGCACGCTGTCACGTTCAACTTGCCGGAAGGCGCATGGGTTGCGTGTTCCGTCTTGAAGTATGAATGGCCGGACGTTCAAAGCGTGTTCAATCGCGCTGCCGCTTATCAAGGAACATATATCAACGCCGGCCAGCTTGAATCATTGCTTGATGATGTTGCAAAGCTGGAAAACTTCGCGGATGAGTTGAAGGCCGTGCATTTCATTCCCGGCGCAATCTCAACGGTGCCAGCCGGGCACCCCGGCACCTCCATTGAGTGCCCGCATTCCCCCGGCGTGGGGGTGTTCCGGGCGGATCAACTCGCCGCCTTGCGTGGCATTGTTGACCGCATCGGATTTGCCGCGTATCCTTCCCCGGTGCCATTCTTCGGGGGCGATTTGTTGCGCGGTGTAATGGTTGGATTTCAAAGTTGAACATCATGGAGCTTCAAGGTTTATTCTGGAAAGTTGACCCGCCAAAGAGCAACGAAAAGCGCACGCCGCCGGAACCCGTTTGGCTCGCTGCCGACTATCTCCCCGGCTTGGATGAGGCGCGGGCGTTCCGCGTGCCGCTCATGGATCATGCCGAATTGATGGCAGCGCAAGCGAGGCGGGAGCAATTGGTTTGTGATATTGAAGTATATCCGAATTACTTCCTTGCCGCCTTCATGAGCATGGAGACGGGCCGGGCGTGGTATGTTGAATTTGATTCTTCCGGCTTCGGCCAACTCATGGAACCGGCTTGGCTTTCATGGGTGTTGCATTCGTTTGAAATCTTCACCTTCAACGGGCGCAACTTTGATATTCCATTGCTTGCGCTGGCCTTGGCCGGGCGCACATGCGGGGAGCTTCACCACGCGGCCAAGATGATAATCCAGCAAGAAATCAAACCTTGGCAAGTGCTCAAAACCTTCAAGGTTGATGAGCTTGAAATCAATCACATTGATTTGATTGAGGTTTGCCCGCTTTCCGGCTCATTGAAGATATATGGCGGGCGGCTCCATGTGCCGAAGATGCAAGATTTACCCTTCCACCCGGAAACCCCGCTTTCCCCGGAGCAAATCGCAATCTTGCGTTGGTATTGCATCAATGATTTGACAACAACCGCATTTGTGGCCACCAACCTTGAAGAGCAAATCACGGTGCGGCGTGGCATGTCGGAAAAGTATGATGTTGATTTGCGGAGCAAGAGCGATGCCCAAATTGCCGAAGCTGTAATCAAGGCGGAGTTGCGCCGGTTGAATGGTTGGGAACCGGATCGCCCGGAGATTGAGCCGGGAACTTCATACATGTATCACGTTCCCCCATTCATCCAATTTCACACGCCCGCCATGCAAACCGCTTTGGATGCCGTGCGCCGTGCGCGGTTCATCGTCGGGGAATCCGGGGCCGTTGAAATGCCGCCGGAGCTTTCCGGGCTTGAAATCAAGCTTGGAAAGGGCGCGTATCGCATGGGCATTGGCGGGCTTCATTCTTCGGAAAAGTGCGTTGCATATAAAGCGGATGAATCCTTCAAGTTGGTTGATCGTGACGTTGCCAGTTATTACCCTTCAATCATCCTCAACCAAAAGCTTTACCCGTTGCACCTTGGCTTTGACTTCCTCACGGTATATCAAACCATTGTATCCCGACGGCTCGCCGCCAAGAAGAGCGGAAACAAGATTGAAGCCGACATGCTGAAAATCACCATCAACGGCAGCTTTGGAAAATTCGGCTCCAAATGGAGCGCGTTGTATGCGCCGGATTTGCTCATTCAAGTTACCCTTACCGGCCAGCTTGCGCTTTTGATGATGATTGAAGCCCTTGAAATGAATGGCGTTGAAATATGTTCCGCCAACACGGATGGAATCGTGATGAGATACCCCCGGATCATGGAGGAAACGGTTTTGCGCGTGGTGAAGGATTGGGAAACACGCACCGGCTTTGAGACGGAAGAAACCGAATATGCCGCGCTTTTCTGCCGCGATGTGAACAATTACGTTGCGATCAAGCCCGGCGGGAAGGCCAAAACAAAGGGGGCTTACAACATCCCGGAAGGCATCTTCCGTTTCCACAAGAATCCCACCAACCCCCTTTGTGTTGAGGCCGTGATTGCATATCTTGCAAAGGGGGTGCCAGTTGCGCAAACCGTTTGGAATTGCCGCGATATTCGGAAATTCATCACCGTGCGTGCCGTGAAGGGCGGAGCCGTCAAGGATGGGGTATTTTTGGGGAAGGCAATCCGCTGGTATTACGGCACGGAAACCGGCGGTGAAATCGTGTATGCGGCCAGCGGAAACAAGGTGCCCCAAAGCGACGGGGCCAAGCCGTGCATGGAGTTGCCGCCGGAGTTTCCGGGGGATGTTGATTTTGCCCGGTATGAGGCGGAAGCGGTTGGAATTCTCCGGGAAATCGCCGCCCTTTGAAAACTTTTTTGCATTGAGTTTTCAATGAGTTACAAAGAAAAACGGCCAAGGCCGAAAAAAATTGATTGTCAAAGTGCCGGGCCGATGATATTTCTTTTCCCGTCATGAACGCAACAACACAAACCGCCGCCCAATTCAAACACATTGCCCCAATCACCGCCGGATGCTATGCCGTGATTCTCGCCACCGGAAAAGCCGGACGGATCACCGGCAAAGGCTTTGGCCGCTATGATTGGGGAATGGCATGGAGCCATGATGAATATACGCAAGCCCCATCATGGAAAACGGAAGACTTTGACCCCAAAGAAATCCGCCGCATCACTCCCGCCCAATACAAAGCCCTCCCGGCCTCGCAACAAATCACCGCATACGGCCAAGATTGATCTTCCCCCAACAACCCCCGGCAGCGGCCCCCGACGCTGCCGGGCACCTCACCAAAACCATGAAATACACCTTATCACTCATCATCGGGGCTTTACTTTTCACCCTTTACTTGATGGCCACAAATCAAAGCCCGGCGGATGCCGTCGGCATGGCCGGAGCCAACCGCTTTGAGGAAGCCGCCAACCTTTGGAACCCATGAACACCGTTTTCAATATCATTGCCATTTTCGCCGCGCTGGCCGCGATTCTCTTTCTTGGCCCCTTCGGCTTCCTCTTGATTTTCGGAGTGCTTGCAATATGGTTTGTGGCCAGCTTGCTTGAAGCCATCGGCAAAGCCGCCATCAAGCCGCGTGCTCCGATGCCGCCGCCCCTTCCGAAAACACCGCCGCCCCTTCCTCGCCAATGAATATCATTTTGACCGTTCCGCCCGCGCTGTCATTGAACCGGCTCCGGGATGCCCTTCACGCCGCGCACTTGCCCGCCGTTGTCGCTCCGCTTGGCAAAGACGGGGTGAAGATCAAACCCGGCACCGGCATTTGCCGCAAGAGCGTTGAGGCTTTCGCAAAGGGGTTTGTTGCCGGGTTCAATTCCCCTTGACCTTTGGGCGGGGATTTGCCAGCTTACCCCCGGCCAATGATCTTTTGCGGGTTGTTGTTCGCTTCATGTTCAATCAAGGCGGAAAGGATGGGGAAACCCTGATTTTCCGCCTTGATCGTTTTGCGTGATATATCAAGGAATCACGGCTTCCGTTGAAAGCGTCAACTCCGGCCCCCATTTGTCAACCACGGCAACCCGCCAATACAAGGGCCGCGTTGGGGCTGGAATGGTCGCGTCAAGGGTTGTTCGGGTCGCAATCAGGTTGCCCGCCCCCGGCGTGAATCCGGAGACGGTTGAAGCATACACCCGGAATTCAAGCTCATCCCCTTCCGTGGGGCCGTATGTCCATGTTGCGGGGTAATCCGTGCCCGTGGGGCTTCCCACGGCCAGCGAGGCGGGCGCGGAGGCCGGGGCGGGGTTGGTGCGCGTAATGTCCGCGCTGGCACCGCTGCCGCCCGCGTTGAAGGCTTTCACGCGGAATTCAATGGCCCTCCCGGTGCCACCATCCGCCGTGTAATCGTCAAAGCTGTAATCCGCCCGGAGCGCGGAGCCAACGGCCATGGATCGTGCCAGAATGCCCCCGGTGTAAATGTCGGCAATGTATCCGTTGGCCCCGTTGACGGCCCCCCATTTCACCGTTGCTGTCAAGCCGGTGAAGGCCGGTTGCGTGGCGTTCAATTCCGGCGCGGGCGGCGGGTTGATATTACTTCCCACAATGAAGGGCGCGGATTGGGTGTAAATCACATTCCCATTGAGCGCGAAGGGTGCCACGCGTGCAATGAGCGTGCCGGGGTTGGTGCCAATCTCAACCGGCGGGGCCGCGAAGTTTCCGGCGGGGTTCCACGTTGCCCCATCGTCGTATGATGTTTGCAAGATATACGAAACGGCACCGGCAACCGGAGGCCAATCAATGTATGCGCGTTCCGCCTTTTCCGGCACCGGGGCGATTGTCACCCATTGCACGGTTGGATTGCTCCGGTTTTTGATTACCTTCACTTCCACCGCGTCAATCACTTCGGAATCCTCCCAACCATAAACGGCGGGCACGTAATTCATGCAAGATATTTCAACGGTGTTTTCATCAATTGGGCGGATTGCGGAAATCTTGCCCATGAACGCCCAAACGTCGGCAACTCCGAAGGCATACAAAGGCGGCACGCGGTTTTCCGAAAAATCCAAAGTCTCCGGCGGATCGCTGGCAAGAATCACCTTGTTTGGTGCGCTGCCGGGGGTGCATGTGATGGGGGTTCCCATGATTGCCCCATCATCACCACGGATGGCGATCTTGTGAACAACCACCGTTGTTGCGAAGTTCACTTGCTCCGAAAGCGTCATTTCATTTGTGCCGCTATTGTATGCCAGAATCATCCCACCTTGCCCAACTCGCAACGTGTCATGAGTGATTGAAATCAAATCCATGAAAGCCGGAATGTGGCCTTCAAGCCCGGTTTGAAAGGTAACGGTTTTCCGTTGGAACTCCCGGCGGGTTTGAATATACATGCCCTCTTGATATGCCTTCTTGCGGCGAGTGCATCCGGGGAATTTCACCCGGTCAAGGTTAAGGCCAGCGCGGCCCGGCAGCACGCAAGAAACCTCTTTGGTTTGCCAAGTGTCGGGGTCCGTGTATTCCACAATCACCCCATCAAAAGGTTGGAAATCATACATTTGGAGGGTCTTTTTCAAGCTCCCCTTTACGATATTATGTTGATTGAAGACGGCGGCGGGGAGGCTTTGCGAAACATCCCGCACGGCGGTAATGAGCGAGCCTTGCGGCACCGGCAACGCACGCCCCACGCGGAGCGGCATCTTGGCGGCTTCCCACACGGTCAAGCTTCCGTCAAAGATCCAATCAAACCAATCCTCACGGGTTTCATAGGTTGCGGCCAGCGCGGCCAGCGTTGGCATATCAAGGAACTCGCTGGAAAGCTTCGCACCATAGGCGGAGCGGAAAATATCGCAAAACGCCCAAATGGGATTCCGGGTTGGCCCGGAATCAATCGCGCTCACCCATCCATCAACGGCGTTCCATTGTGGAAGCTTCCGGGTTGCAACAACATTGAAACGCTTGGAAGATGAATCGTTCAATGAATTCGTTGCCAAAGCCTTCATTGCAATGAGGGTGACGCTTCCAAAATTGGCATTCAATTTGGCATAGCCTTTGACAGTCTCCCAACGCACTTGCGAAGATACGCGGGTTGATCCGGGTTTGTCACTCACCCGACGGCCCCGCACTTGGTAGCGGCCAGCGGGAACGGCGGTTGAATAGGTGATCCGTTGGGGCGTGTTGTCTTTGCGGCTCACGGTTGGGTTTGCCAGCGTTTGCCATGTTCCAATCGGGTCCGCATCGGCATCAATTTCACGATATTCAAAGAGCAATTCCACGGTTTGGCTTTGCAAATCGCCCTCATCATCAAGCTTGTAAAGACCTTGCGGAAAAGATATATCAACGGCTAAACGCTTAACATCATTATCCGCATCATTCACCACGAATGGCCCGGAAACGCCCGTGTAATCATCTTCATTGGGGCCAAGCAATTCAATGTTTGAAACCTCAATGGCGGTGAAAACATTGGCCTCAATCAAATCAACGGTTCCGCCCGGTTGGATGATTTCTATTTCAACTTCCGTGAAATCGTCAACCGGGGTATCATCAAGCATGATGCTTTCAAAATCAAACCGCCCTTGGCCGATGCAAAAGAGGCTGTATTGATATTGCTGGTTTCCGATGTATTCGGAATAAGGCCGGGCCGCATAGCTTGGCCAGTGACGGCATTTGCCATACATTACTTCAATCGGCTCATTGGGCCGGAATCGGTTGGTTTGGCCCCGGAGGGTGTAAACGGAATCCGGGCTTTGGGTTTGATCCGTCGGAATCTTCGGGTCCGGCATCAAGAGATAAGCCGCCACCCCGACAACAACGGCCACAATGAGGGCAACAATCAAAACCTCAATCCCTTGCGGCACATGCACGAAAGCGGCAACGTCTCCCGGCTGGAATTGACGCGTTGCCCAATCGGCACGCATCACAAGCTCGCCATTCCATTGCAAGACGGTTGGCCGGTCAAATTCTTCAAACTCCGGGCCGAAGTGCTCCGCCAACCATTCACGCGGCGTGATGCCGTCGGATGCTTGAAAGCGTTCAATATCATGGAGCGGATTGAACGGGTTTGATATAAGAAGAATTTGCGTCATGGCCGGAATTGGTAAAATGTGAAGTTTTGAAAACCGGTATTGCGGATGCTGGCCGGGCTTTGGAATACCACGCCCGCGCCCTCATGGGAATGGAGCACGCCGCCCGCGCCCTCATCAAGCCAAAGCCCTACATGCTCAATCCGACGGCCCCGCGCCATCGCAACGCAACAAAGGTGAACCGGCGTGGCGATCAATTCCCAACGCTCTTGCGCCTCCGCCTCCGCGTTGCGGATCATGCCAGCCAAGCCGGTTTCCTTCACCCCGCCATAAGGGCAAAGCTCAATGCCCCGGCGTTCCCGGAGCACATGGCGGAGCAATCCCCAACAATCGAAAGCCTCCGGGCCGCTGGCACCGGAAACCCATGGCTTGCCAATGAGGAAAAGGCAAAAAGATATATCTTGCGCAATCATGCGAAGGGCGGGAATCGGGGCACCGTGTAAAGTTCCGTTGGAAATTTGAGATTGAGGAAATCCACCGGCACCGCCCGCCCGCTTACTTGTGCTTCCCCAATTTGAACATCTTTGAGGAAGAGCCGCAAAGGCGGGTCCATCAATGGCGTTTCAAGGTCCGTTGACAAATAAGGCCGGTAATATATTTCAACCGGCGCGGGGAAGTTCATGGCACTTTCGCAAAAATCGCTCACGCGGTTGTTTGCATTGTCCATGGTCAAAGTAAGCTCTTGCAAGCCGCCCTCATCCGTGGCGGGCAAGGTGAAATTGAAACCGCACGCCCGGAACTTCTTGAAGCTGCCGCCCGTGGTGATCTTGATTTCCTTGTGGAAAAAGCCTTGCACCAAATACAAAGGCTCACTCATGGATTCATGCCGCAATTCCAGCGTGTGAATGTGTGCCACCGCTGCCGGTGCGATGGCGTAAGCTTCCACAAGTGCGGGGTGTAAATTCGGGTTCATTCGGATGGGGGATTTGTGCCGGGGCAACGCACGCGCCGGGCAAGGTTTTTCAACTCAACGCCAACATCGGCTTGCGCCTTGTTTCCATCCTTGATGATTTGTTCAAGCCTAACGGAATGATCCTTGTGTTGTTGTATCATCTTCTCACCAAGTTCATTGTTTTTGGTGAGCAACGCCATTCTTTCGGCCAAGGCTTCGGTATCGCGCTTATCGCGGGCGGCTTGCAAATTGTCTTCCCGTTTGCTTGTCCAATAGGCGAGGGCGCAAAACAAGGCGAGGCCAACAAAGCCAATTCCCCATTTTTCCGCGATGCGTTCCCAAAAGGGCGCATCATCCATGGTGACGGCCAGCAAGCTTGAAAGCGGTATCATTGGCAAGATGAAATCTTTCATATATCAAGCGGCAATTCGGATGAACTTACGGACGGATGAAATGGAGCGGGTGCGCTTGTAAACGCCATCACCTTCCCGGCTCCCGCTGCCGTCCGTGTTGGCTTCAATGGTGATGATGCTTGATCCATCAACCCCGACAACCAAGCCGACATGTGAGGCCGTGGCGAGTGTGAAAATGTCGCCCGCCTTCGGGGCCGTGGTAAAGCTCACGCCCTTTGCGGCGTTGGCCGTCGCCCATTTCTCAAAGTCATAGGCCAGCGGGGAGCGCGGCAGCGAGAAAGGCACCGTGCGGCCCCCTACTGCTTCACGGACAAGCCAACACATGAACGCCGCGCAATATGGCTCCCGGTTTTCGTATCCGTCGGGATAGGTGGTTGCGCTCCAAAACTTCTTGATTTCCGGCCCTTGGTTTTTGGAAGTCTCCCGGACGTTCAAGAGCAATTGGCCCTTGGCAAGCTCAACCATAATGGCGGCAACGGTGCCCGTTTGGGGCTTGCCTTCGCTGGCCGCTTTGGATGCTTCAAAGGCGGCAACCGCCGCCCGTGTTTTCGGCCCCTCATCACCATCAATGATGCCGTATTTGGAAGGGGCCGGGCCGAAGTCATAGCCCAAAGACTTCAACCCGGTTTGAATAAGAAAGGTGCGCGTGTCGTATGGCATTGGTTAAGCCGGGCGGATCATCCGGCAAGGCTAGGTTGCGTGCCCGGCGGCAAGCCGTCAAGCGTGATTCCGGCCTTGGAACTCCAACCCACCCAAACCCCATCCGGCGTGCGGTATTGAATCCGGGTTTCCTTGGTGGCCACAATATACGTTGCCCGGAGCTTCACGCCGTCTGCGTTTGTCCATTCGGTGCGGTATGCGTAAATCTCACCCTCCCCGCCCGCACACGGCCCGGCAGCGTAAACAACGCCCTTTTCCGTGCGTGTGATGAGGAAGCAACCGGCATCATCCGGGGCGTTGAGCTTCAAGCCGCAACCCGTGAGCATGAAGCCCGCGCAAAGCAAGGCCAACATATACAAACCAACCCGGCCAAGGCCAAGGCCGCTTTTGTATGATCCATCAAGCTTGCCGTTGTCGATTAAATCGGCAACGGTATTGAAAGCCGGTTTGGCAGCGACAAGGCCAAGGGCAATCTTTCCGATATTTCCGGCGAGCGGGTCCGGCAGCATGGCGAGCACGGCGGCGGTTTCCGGCGAGGGAATGACAAGCGAGGCGGCAAGGATGCCGACAAGTTGAATTGCATTCAAGGCAATCACCCGAATGGGCACCTTGGTTGACAGTGTTGCGGTTTTTAATGGTCGCATGGTATGTGTTTGGTTTCTTGGTTTGGGAGATATATCAAGGCAAATCCCGCAAAAGTTGCTTGGAAAGCCCTACTTTCAGACGTTGAGAAGTGTCTTTATTGAAAGGCGTGTTCAAAGTGATTTGAGTCCACATTCCGCCGGTGTTCCAATTCAAGGCAAATTGCTTGATCCGGGTTCCGGCGGTTCCGGTTCCGGCGTTTTTCGTATTCAAAACCGCAACGGTGAAATCATTCCCATAAGCCGGGGTTGATACCACTGTCATTGAATCAAAACCAACCCCGTTGGTTGTTGTTGGGCCGGTTGCCCCGGCTTGCGCGGAATCGTCAACCAAAGCTTTCACGTTGGCTTCGGTGAAATATACGTTGCCGCTTGAAGTTGTTGAAACCCTCCAATATGAAGAATCACCACGCCGCCAACACACAACGATTCCCGGATCACCGCCGATGCTGGCCGGTTCAACCGCCGGGCCGGTAATGGCGGAAGTGATGCGGGCAACGGAACTTGAAACCATGCTGGCAATTGTGGCCAATCCCAAATCATCAAAGTATGTGGCGGGCGTGGTGAGCCGCACCGTTCCGGCGGCTCCCATGGCTCCGGGGTTTGCCGCATCGGTGATTGTCAATTGCGTGGTTGTCGGGGCCGTGGCAACGGTGAAAGTGCCGTTGTATCCGGCGAGGCTGGCACCCTCAATGGTGACGGAATCCCCGGCAATCAAACCGTGAGCCGTGGCGGTGTTGATTGTGAAGGTTGTTGACGTTGAAGATGCGGAGGAAATGGCCGCTTTCTTGGTGATGATGCCGCGCAAATCAAGCTTGTCTCCGGCGAGGAAATGGGTTGCTGCCGAAAAGGTAACATCAACATTTGTGCCGTTGCCGACGATTGAAAGCATTGAATACTTTTGAGGAAGGCCAACGGCTTCGGCTCCCAATTCATAGGATTGATTGCGGCCAGTGACGGTTTCCCGGCGTGAATAAAGCAATTGAATTTGATCTTCAACATCAATAGCAACGGTTGCCGGAAGCTTCACCCGCGCACCGTCAACAATCACACTTCCCAATGTGTATGCGGAAGTTGCCGAAGCAAAATTCACTTGCCGGGTGTATTCAACCCATCCGGCAGCATGGTCAAGCACGGCGGTTGTTGTTCCGGTAAATGATGTTTGCGCGGCACTTCCCCAAAATGCACCATCATTGCAAAGGTAACGCCGGATTGTGCCGCCCGTAATCGTGCGAGCCGGGCCGGAAACCGTGATTTGAGTGTCACTTGTGCGGGCGGTAACGTGAACCCGTTCCCCGGTGTTCCATTTCAATTCGCATCCAATATGCGAGGGTGAAACCGGGAATGTTCCGGCTCCGCTTGCCCGTGTGATCGTGTTCCCGGTTTGGCTCCATGTGCCGGGCAAATCTTCATAGGATTCCGCCGTTGATGTATAAGCCCCGCAAGTTGAATTGATGCCGGAAATATAAGCCCCCGTCATTGCAGAATTGAAAAGAAGATTTGGAATATCCTTCACTTCATGTTTCAAATTTCCGTTTTTGTCAATCACCCGGAGCCATTGCAATTTGCCGGAAACTTTACATTTAATTTTTGCGTTCATATATCAAGGGATTACAAGTTCAAATGAGGGTTTCAAAAACACTCCGCCCGCATTATCGGTGGCGAGTGTGCCAACATCTTCAAGCACTGTCAAAATTTCAAATGAGGCGTTTCCGAATACCCCTCCGGCGTAATCGGTGCCAATGTTTCCAACGTCTTCAACAACGGAAATGAGTTCAAGGGTTGGCTTGGCAAAAGTGCTTTCCGCATAGTCATTGCCAACGCTGCCAATGTTCAAAATAGTATCTTTAAGTTCAAAGGTTGGCTTGCCAAAGATTCCGCCCGCCTCATCCGTGCCAACGTCTCCCAAATCCACAATGAACGGCCCGCGTGTGATGAGCACGTTACCAAGCCCGGTGATGAGCAAGCCGAATTCCGGCGTTGTTGCGTAAATGTGAAGGGAAATCGTTTGCCCGGCATCCGGGTTGACGATGAAAAACTTGCCTTCCGCATCAAGCATTTTGCGGTTGGCCGTCACGTTGACGCGGGGGCCGTAGTATTCGGGATATGGTCTTTCCGCCGATGGCAACACCGTTTGCGCGGTGATCCGGTCAAGGCTTGCCGATACCCGGAAAGTATCGTGAAAGGTATATGATTCCGAATACTTGCCGCCAACAAAGCGGACAATCACCGGGATGAACTGGCCATCAACCGGCAGCGTGAGCCAAAAGGGAAGGCTCCCGGATTTCAAAGTTGTATAAAAGAAATCTTGAAAGGTTTGGAGTTGGGCAAGCGTGAAATCAAATTCAACATTGTATCCCTTTACCGTGGTTTCAAGCCCCGCCCATTGGCGAGCGTGCCCGCTTTCCATATCAAGGCGGGATGCCTTGCGCTCCGCTCCCACGCGAAAGGCGCGGTTGAGGTTGGGGAGCGTTCCCGGCCAGCTTGGCACGGCCTCCGGCGGCAGCGGGTCAACATCTTCGGAGGTGATGAGGGTTTCACCGTCGCCAAGGTTTTGAATACCAAAGTAAATGTATTGGGTTTCATCCGTCGGGGGGTATATCCGCAACGTGGTTGTTGATCCATCATCCGGGCGCACCGTCAAAAGGGCGTTGCGATGCGCCAAGGTGAGGTTTTGGGAGGCCGTCGGATCAACGGCCAGCCGGAGCCATTGGGGGATTGGCAAGGTGCGGTTTGAAGGCGCGATGGCCACAATCATGCGCTCAATCCGGGCGGTGACGTTCCACCAAAGCGCATTCTTGTGGGAAGCCTCATATGATCCGCCAACAAAGCGCACGGGTTGGGTTTCATAAGCCCCGTCCTTCGGCAAATCCAAGCCGAAGATGAGCACGCCGCCAATGAGGGTTTCCGCAAACCATTCTTCAAACGCGGCAAGCTCATCCTCCGAAAGCTGCCAACTCACATTGTAAGTTTCACGCCCGGTGGCGAAACGGCCAAATTGTTCAATCAAGCCGTTTTCAAGGTCCGTGCGCACCGTTGGCGTTTCCGCATTGGCCGAAAGGGAAACATCGGGAGCCGGGAAGTTGGTGGGATAGGGAATCATGCGCGTTTGCCTCTTGACATGTTGTAAGTGCCTTCCATGGCGCGTGCAACTTTGGTGCCACCCTTTGAAATATCATTGGCAACCCTTTCGGCAGCTTGGCCGATGATGAATTCAATCATTTCCTTGTTTCCATCCATGCGCCGGGTTTCCTTCACCGGCTCCCCGCTCATGTTGATGATCTTCACTTCAACATTGCTTCCGCCGGAGGCTTGCGCCCCGCCCATGCGATCCCATGTTGATTGCGCGGAAGTCACCATGGCGGGGCCGCGCACAAGCTCCGGCCCGGCCTCGCCAACCAAGCCATACTTGCCCGCCGGGATGGCTCCCCCGATGGCATACGCGCCGGAATAGCCCCCGGAATCGTCCGTGCTCTTGATCTTTTGGATATTGGCCAAACCGGCGGCGATGGCAGCACCGGCAGCGGCAGCACCCAAAGCCGGGCCAACGTAAGGGATGCCAGCAAGCGCGGCGTAAGCGGAGGTTGCCGCTTGATATGTCTTCACGGTTGTTTCCGCGATTGCCGCCGCCTTGGCGATCTTCGCGCCCTTCTTGCCGAAGGCTCCCGCGATTTGGGAAATGTTGCCCATGAAATCGGCAGCGAGGCCAAGGGCAACCTCATTGCGTTCCGTTTCATGCTTGCGCATGGAAGCGGTGTATTGCAATTCCGCCTCATTGAGCATTTTGAGCTTTTCGGCTTCCGTCAATTCGGTTGCCGAAAGGATGATTTCCTTTCGCTTTGCATATGATTCTTCAATGATGCGCTCTTCCTCCGCAAAGGCTTCAAACATCCTTTCCGGTTGATCCTTCATTTTCTCCAACCGGCGGCGTTGCTCTTCCTCAAATTTTTCAGTCAAAGAAATTTCAAGCTCCGCTTGGTATGCGGACCCTTCGCGGGTGTTCTTTTCAATTAAGTCAAAGCGGCGTTGATACGATTCTGAAATCAAGCTTTCTTGCTTGCGCAATTCGTCTTCAAGCGTCTCCCATTCCCGGCTTTCCTTTGATGCTCCGCCGCCACCCTTCTTGCCCTTTGCGGTTGGGGTTGCCGTGCCGCCGCCGTCGCCAACACGGTATTTGGCAAGCCTATCCTCCCGGATCTTCGCACGCGCTGCCGCATCCTTATCATATTCGGCCCGCTTTTGATCCGCCTCACCTTCAAGCATCGCGGCCCGGTCAATTTCCTTTCCAGCCTCTTGCCAATACTTCGCAACGTCTCCGGTGACAACTTCGGCATTGATGCCGATTTTTGCCATGGATTGTTCCCACGCTTTGCGGGAGGTGTTGGCGGCTCCGGTAATATCATCGGAAACGCCCGCCCATGCCTCCGCGAAGCCTTGACCCGCGCTCTTGTTTGAAAATGGATTGAGGGCGTTGCCAATGGCCGCACCGGCCCGGCCAGCGGCTCCAATGAGGGCGTTGAAGCTGGCCGCAATGGTTTGATATATCGCCTTGCCAACTTGCACGGCGGAATCAACCAAGCCGAAAAGAATCACGCCCATGGATTGCACATAAGAGCGGTATCCGATGATTGCCGCCTTCATACCACCCATCAAGCCTTCCGAAAGCGTCATTCCGGTTTGCTGGCCTTCCTTGCCGTGATCTTGCAATATCTCATTGAGGTATTGAACCCCGGCGGAAACGTCTTCAACATACCCACCGAAGGCAATGCCCCAACCGTCAATTGCGGCTTGGATTTGGCCGGATTCAATTTGGGCCGTCAATTCGGCAACCAATTCGGTGATGTTGCGGATTGAGGCTTCAACGAATTCGCCAAGCCCTTCCTCCCCGATTGTGGCCTTCAAAACATCCCACGAATCACCAAGGTTTGAAAATGCGCCTGTGAGCGTTTCCATTTGCCGGGCCATGCCGCCGCCAAAGTTTTTCTCACCCAATTCAATGAAATACTTTTCAATATCATTGATGTTGTTGGCAACCGTGGTTTTTACGCCACGGAATGTGAAAGATATATTTTCGCCCTCTTTTTGGGCGCGGATGCCAAACCGCTTCAAGTTTTCAAATTCACCCGCCGTGGCGTTTGATACAGCAAGCACCATATCCGAAAGCGAGGCACCAAGGCTTGATGCGGTATCGCCATACGCCCGCAAGGCACGCTCCGAAGGGGTGAGGCCGCGATTGACAAGCGCAATGAATGCGCCGGTTGCTTGCTGTAAATCGTAAGGGGTGGTTGCGGCAAAATCCTTGATTGCCACAAATGCGGCGGCGGCGTTTTCCGCGCTGCCGGTGGCGGTGACAAGTTGGGCGTTGAGTTGCTGGAATTCCGCCGTTGTCTTGATGATCGCACGAATACCGGCAATGGCTCCCGTCACCACGGTTGCGCCCGCCGCGAAGGCATACAAGCCCTTCAATGAAGATGAAATCCGCGATCCGAAGCCCTCAACCGTTTTGGTGGCTTTGGTGCCCGTTCCTTCCAGCTTTTTCAAGCGGGCTTCCGCCTTGTCAATGGAATCGTAAAGGATGCGGATTTGAAGGCTTGTAATGTCTTCCGTCATTGCGTTTGGGTGATTGTCCGGTGATGTATAAAGGAAAGATTGCGGATGGCCTTTGCCTCAACTTCGGAAATTTCTTTATTCGTCAAAATCGACCATGACCGGATTTCTTGCCATGTGAGCCTTTCGCCGGTTTGGATTTCATCAACATACCAACGCCACAAATGAGCAACCGCCGCCGGAAGCTCCGGCAAAGCCAATTCGGGATTAACGTAAGAGGGATCACGGCGGCGGCGGGAGGTTTGCACTTGCTCCAAAGATTCCCGCTTGGTGAGCTTGGAACCCTTGGCAGCGGGTTGGTTTAAGGTGAAGACGGCGGTTGCGAAGGAATCAAGCTTTGCAAAGGCTTCTTGAAAAAAAAAGCCCGGCGGCTCGCAAACTTGTCAACTTCCGCCGCGATTTGGGGAGCTTCCCGGAGAAACGCTTTCACGTTGTCAAGGGTGCATGGCATATCAAAAGACCATGCCGCCACAAGCGCGGCTTGCATTTCAAGGGTTGCATCCAAAATGGCTTCCTCCCGCTCTTCCTCCGGCAGCAAGGCGATTTCCGAAGTGCGCCGGGTTTGCTTGGTTTGGGATTTGCGGAAGGCATCGGAATCAACACCCCGCACGCGGAGCCAATGGGCGGAAAGCCTCCCATCCGCCGTGTAAAGCGGAATTTGATGGCCTTCATTGGCCTTGCTCCGCGTCATGAAATCTTCCATGGCGGGAGTTGGGAGGGCTTCGGGTTTCTTGGCCCGTGCGCGGGGTGTTGCTGGTTTGCGTTTCATATATGGTGGTTCCTTGGATTTTAGGCCGTGCGATTATGCCGAAGGCGCGGCGGGGATTTTGGTGATGATGATGTTGGAAGCCGTCACCGGATCAAGGATGCCTTGGAAGGGCATCGCAAGGGTGATGCTTCCTTGCCCGCTAACGTCCGGTTGCCCGCCCGTGAATTTGAAGCGCGGGATTGTGAGCACATACGAATTGCCTTCACCGTCGGGAAGCTCAATGGAAAGCGAAGTGTTTTCTTCATTGAGGAACTTTTTGAGGAAGGCGGAGCTTTCAAAATACACCGTTGCGGAGCCGGTGAGATTGGAGCGGCCAGCCGACGGGCGGAGGGTGAACTTGCTGCCAACCACGTTGCGCACTTCCAAACCGTTTTCAAGGTTGATGGAAAATTCGGTGACTTCACCAACCACGTTGGCACCCTCCCGCAATTCGCCCGTGAAGGCATCAAGCGGGGCCGTGTCGGGGGCATCGGCAAAGGTGGCACCGGAGGGCGCGGTATTGGATGGGGCAACGCCTTGACGGCCCAACGCGCCAAAGTTGGCCGTTACGATGGCCGTGGGGTTCACCGCGATTGCCAGCGTGTTGAATTCCACCCCGTTGAAAAGGTGGTAAGGCTCACCCTCGCCGCTTGCGGCAATGTCCGTGAAGTGCCGGAGCAATGAGAAGGAACGGCGCACGGTGCCAGCCTTCAAAACCTTGGCCGTGGTTTCAACCTTGTGGCCAGCGGCGGCGGCCTCATCCGCAAGAGCGGTGGCGGGCGTGCCGTCGGGTTTTTCCACAATGAGCTTGCCAGCGGCAACGCTTGTGATGCGGAAAGTTCCGTTGTTGGCCGGAGTGGTGAAGGAAGATGAGGTAATCAAATCCCCGACTTGGAAACCGGCGGTGACAAATCCGTTTGCGGAATCATTGAAGGAATCATCCGAAGCTTGAACCGAAAGCGTTGCGGCGGTTTTGGTGGCCTTCGGGGTCCATGTGCCCATGAGCACGGCTTCAAGAAGATCATCAAAGCTTTCAAAGGAAAGTTCCGTGTTCAAGTCACCGGCAACGGAAATGGCACCAAGCCGGAAATCGGCAATTTGGCGATCCGGGCGCAATTCTTCGGATTGGAGGCTTCCCCGTTGAACACCTAGCGTGCATCCGACATGGCGGAGCCGCTTGAAAGGTGGGTTGGCGGGCGTGGTTCCATATGTTGCTTCGGCAACAAAATGGGCGGCGTGGCGGGCGGCATCACTCATGGCTTTGGTATTCTATTTTTGGTTTGGTATATCTTCGGAGGTGATTAAATCACAATCCTTTCAGCGGCAACAAACAAATCATCAACTTGCTTCGCGGTCAATCCTAGGGATTGGGAAAAGGCAAGCACGGTTTCCCCGCGCCGGGCAAGCTTTGCGTCTCCATTCCATGCCGTCAAGACAACCCCGCGTTGCGGCTCCGGCAATCCATTGATTGCGGCTTCAATTGCTGGAATCAATCCCATTTGAGAAAGAACGGCCTTGGCCCTCCAATTTTGTATTTCAAGAGGCACGCGGGCGGAGGGTTCCGGGCGTTCAAGATAGTTGCCCGCCGTGCCATCAATGAGCGGTTGCAACACCGCCGCCGGATCATCGCCGCAAAGTGTGATGATGCGTTCCGCGTGCGTTTCCATATCATCGCCAACCGCCGCGCCAAAGTCTTCCTTGCGATACAAAAGCAAAGGCTCCGGGATGGGTGGAAGGTATGCCAAAAGGCACCGATTCAACGCGTCAATGTGAACATAGAAAGGAAGCTTTTCAAACTCCCGCTCTTCCTTGATGCCGGGAAGGGTTTGACCGGGAGCAACCACGCGGGGGCGGGGGTTGCCGGAGCTTCGCACCGTCAAGGTGAAAGGCTTTGCGAAACGGGCGATTGATTGAGGAATCATATATGTTTTATGGTAAGACACGGGGGCCGCGTGTTGCGGCGATGCGGGCAAATTGTTTGGGCAACGCGGTGCGGATGCCAGCTTCATTGACAAACTCGCCGGAGAAAGAAACGCCATCAACGGGGCTATCCAAAGCCCCAAATATATCCGCCACGTAATACACCGGCCAAAAAACCTTGGTGACGATTGAAGCCCCGTTGTAATAAACATCCGGGATGATGATTTCCCAATCGTAAAAGTTGGTTGCCGTCACCGTCGCCCCAACCCATCCCGCCGCCCGCAAGTCCGCTTGCAAAAGCGCGGCATCCGTCGGCATGGTATATGGAAAATGCGGCAGCGTTTGAATCACGCCCCCGACTGTCAACGCGGTGAAAGGGCCGTTGCGCGGATCGCCCGTTGATGGCCCGGCGGCACGCATCCGGCCCGTTTTGATTGTGGAATCAACCGGATGGATGCAACGCGCCCAATACTTGAAAGAGCCATCCCCGACGGTTTCCGGCGAGCCGAGAGCATCCACAAACTTTGCCCGGTTCCATTGGGTGAGGTTTTCGGATTGTTCAAGGTCAAGCTTGATATATCCCCGCGCATCCTGCCAACCGGCAGCGGCGGAGCCGGTCAAAACTTCCAAGGATTGCCAAGCTACTTCAAACCACTTTTCCCCGCCGTCATTGGTGATGCGATATTCAAGGCTCCCCATGCTCAAAGCCTTGCGGCATGGCCACACTTGCCGCCCTTCCTTCATGAGAAAGCGGACGTTGCGCCCATTGGCCTTGAACCGCTTCACGCGGCGATTTCCTTTGTAAAGTGTCATGGTTCCCATGGGGCATCCGTTATATCATAATAAACGGCGGGGTCTTTCGGTTCCAAAGCGTCATATTGGGCCATGGTGAGGGCGACAACTTGCACCCCGTTGATTCCAGCCGGACCCGCCGGACCTTGCGGCCCTTGTGCGCCAGCGGCTCCCGGTGCGCCATCTTGCCCGTCTTGCCCCGGCTCGCCGGGTTCACCTTGCGGGCCGGGCGGAAGGCTTGGCACGATCAACGCGGCCAGTTGCTCCGGCGTGATGAATCCCTTTTCGTCACCCGTGCGGGCGCAAATCTTGGTGCCTTCCAATGAGGCGGAAATTGCGGTTTTTGTGAAGGGTGTAATCATCGGCCTATTCTTCCCATGTGACTAAATCAACATCATCACTTTGCACGGCTTGCAAGATTTCCAATGAAACGCCCGTGCGCTTGATCCGGGTTTCCCAATCAATCGTGAAGGTGTATCGGTAAAAGCCATCAACCGGCCTTCCATTGCCGTTGCGCCCGCAAGCTTTGATAAGGATGTTCACCGTATCATATATCACCCTTTGACCAGCCGGGAAGGCGGCACGCAAAAGGGATTCAAGATCATCAACGGCGGCACGCCCGCGCCCTTCTTTGATATTCAAATCAATTTGGACAAGGCCGGTAATTGCATCGCTTCCGGCACTTCCAAGCGTGGCAACTTCGGGGCGGTTTGGAATGAATGAAAAGATATACCATTTTTCCTTGCCCTTCGGGTCAAAGGCTTGGTTTTCAAATGCGGTGTTTCCAACCGCTGCCGGAACGGCGGCGAGGAAAGCGGCCCTCAAAGCGGGTTCAAGTTTGGTTGATGCGCTCATGAGGATGATTTGAGTTTGCCAAGTTCACCGGAAATGATTTTTTGAATACGTGTGACGTTGCGCCTTACCATGCCTTCCGGGGCTTGGCGGCTCCAACCTTCATATTCAATGCGGTATGCGTAGGGGAGTGAGTTGGAAAGCCAAAGAACTTTCTTGCGGTTGCCTTGGTTGCAAGTGTCGGAAACGGAAGTGAGCACTTCCCCGACGGCGGGAAAGTTTTTGTATGCCTTGCGGGTTTTGGCACCCTTCGGAGCTTGGAAGGTGGTAAGGTCCGGCATGGCCAGCGAACAACGCCAGTTGCCCCGGAGCCGCCCGCCAACATAGCCCGGCGGGGGTTTGGCGCGGCCCTTTGAGTCTTTCTTTGTGGATACCCACAAATCAGGATCACCAACCGGCGTATCACGGATCACGGCGGAAAACGTCTTGATTCCAACGGCACGAATCAACAAATCCGCCCTTTCAAGCGTCTTGCGTGCAAACTCGCTGAAATCCATTTCCGCCATATATCAAGGGGGCGTTGGGGTTGGGGTGAATGAGCCGCATTGAATCACGCCCATTGTGTAAATGATGGGGGTTGCACCATCGGGGGCAAGCGGAGTGCATCCGACAACTTGCCAGTTGGTGCCGTTGATTACGACAATATCAAGAGCTTCCGGTGAGAATGGCGCACCCTTGGCGGCAGCAAGCACGGTGCGGAGTTTGCCCCGGATCAATGCTTCCTTGAATGAATCATCAAGGGAATTGAAAATTTGCCCCTTGTATCGGGGTAAGACAACGGCGGTGATTTCCCCGGCCAGCGTTGGCGCATCCGTGGGAATGCCGGTAACGTCATTGAACGTGACAACGGGCCGGAAGATTTGAAATTTCTTCCCGGCCTTCGCAATCGACTTCAACGCATTGGCGGCATTCTTTTCGTAATTTGCCATGATATATCAAGCCCGGATCACTTTGATTCCCCCGAAGCCCCCGGAGGAAATGAGGGGTTCCAAAAATGCGCGGACCTTGGCAAGATAGGGTTGAGGGGCACCGCCCGCGCCCGGCGCGTATTCGGTTTCCAAAACGTCAACCTTTTCGCGGATCACTTCGCGCCCGTCTCCCGTCGGCATCAAATCGGTGCCCGCTGCCGCCTCAATGGCAAGTTGCGATTGGGCGAATTTGAGCACTTGCGGGATATGGTCAACCGGAACTTGCCAGCCATCCAAAACAACGCCCGTGCGGGGCCATTGGAGGGCTTGCGTTGCCGGATCAACCTTCTTGCCTTGATACTCACCCCGGAGGCTTTCCAAGTAGTCCATGGCCACAATCAAAGCGGCCTCAACTTCGGAATCATCAACGGGAAGATTGGATGCACGGGCTTCGGCAAAAGCCCGCGCATCCGCAACCCCAACATACGAATTGGCACCCGCAACCAAGGAACCGTTTTCAATCACAAGAGCCATGTCCGTTTGTGTGTTGGGGTTGAAGCTTTCCCGGAATTACTCGCCTTCGGCTTCCGGGTAGAAATGGGCAAGGTAAAGCTCCGCAAGCTTTTCGGTTTTCGCGTTGGCATGATATTCAATGCCCTCCGCGTCAAGAGCCGCTTTGAGGCTTTCCCGGTCTTCCGGGCATCCCTCGCCATCGGGGAGGCCAATGGAGTTCAACTTGCGATCAACAACGGCAAGGGATGCGGGCTTGGCCGCTTCCTTGGTGAGCTTCCCGGCGTTGTCATAGTGGGGAAGGTCCGCGTATTGCGGAGGGATGGGAGCACCGGCGGTGCCTTCGCACGTTTCCGCACGCTCATTGCCTTCAATGCTGCCGTTGCGGAAGACAACTTTCTTGCCGGTGGCGGCGTTGATGGCCGTGGCGGCTTCCTTGTGTGCTTCCCGGACGATACCGGCAGCGACGAAAAAGAGGATTGCTTTCATGATGTTTGTATATGTTGGTTTCTTGGTTGTTTATTCGGGTAGAAAAAAGGCGGGGCGGCTCCGGGATGGAACCGCCCCGCCGGAGGTTTGGGGCGGATTGGGTGCGATTACTTGGTTTCCAGAATCACGCCCGCAAGGTCTTTGATGTCCGTTGCGGTGCGATCCCAATTCGTGGAAGTGGTAAGCGCGGCAGTGGTGGGAGACTTCCCGCCGTTGCTCTTATCCCATGCAAAACCCTTGATGGCGACGTTGTAAGACCATTCGGATTGAATCGTGCGGTCAATGTTTTCGTTGCCGTTTTTGGTTTCGATGTTTTGCTCAAAATCGTCGTTGTCTTCAACCATCACCGCGCCGGGAACTAGGCCAAGGTGGAAGTAGGAAGGAACGGCAACGGAACCCCCAGCATCACCATCCGCGCTTGAACCGTCGCCATCATCAATGCCGGTGGCGTTGATGAGGGAAGCGGAATCGGTGATGATGAACGGACGGCCAAGCGGATCACCAAGCACGCGCACCGATTCATAAGTGAAAAGGTTGGCAGCGTTGGCGAGGTTGGCACCCATCAAGTCAAAGGTGGGAAGCGAGTGCATCACCCAACACGCGATGCGTGCGGCACGATCACCAAAGGGCTTGGTGGCGGTGTTGAGGGCGACATACGAAACGATTCCGGCCTTGCCATTGGTGACAACGCCGGTGCCGGTAAAGCCGCCGGTGCTCACTCCCGAAAGGGCCGCACGGGCCGCGCCCGCTCCGGTGTTGAGCATGTCCGCAAGCATCGCAATTGCGAGTTGCTGGCCATAAACAACGCCTTGCTCTTTCGGATCTTTGAGAATCCATTTCATGCGGCTTGGCGGGATGTTCACCGGAGGGGTGCCAGCGGCAACCTTCACGGAAGTATCCGCAAGTTGTTCCAAGTCGATTGCGGAAACGGCCCCGGAGCCGTAAGCATCACGGCGGCGGACAAGATTTTCCATGCGCTTCCAAAAGGAAACATCGGAAAAATCGCCATCGTTGCGTTTCACGACAAGCACAATCGCGCCATTGCTGGCCGCGTTGAACTTGTCAACTTGTTGGGTGAGGGTTTCCGTCATGGAACCCTTTGCGTATTGGCTGAAAACTTTCAGCGAGGATAGACCGGCCATTGTTTTAGGTGGTTTGGAGTGGTGATGATATATGGTTTATGCGTGCGGTGGTATTC